AAGTTACAAAAGTACCTGTTGCTGATTGTACAGTAGAAACTAAATCTCTAAAGTTTAATTTTTGAGCAGGTAAAATTGCTTGATTAGGGTTGTAAGTAGCTACTGAATCTCCTGTTAAGTTAGAAGACAATAACATATTACCTACCGCTTTTAAGTTCATAGTGAATGAACCACCTGAAGATTTCAATTCTTTTTCAGCGATTGCCATATTAGAATCTAATTGTTCAGCGATTTGCTCACCGATTGATTTGGTAGATACTTTAGCAGCACTCTTACGAGATACTTCTTCAGCTTGTCTATCCATTTCATCTTTTACTGCTTTGATTTCAGCCTTAACTGAATCAATACTTTTTTCTACCATCGTAGATACTTCATTCTTTACGCTTAATAAAGCGTTTGCATTTGCATCAAACTTTGCGTTGATGTCATTTGCTAAATTTTTAATTTCTTCCATCTTTTTAAAGATTTAATAGGTTTCTAAATTGTTTTATTTCTTGTATCTTATTGTCCTCTTTCGGCTCGGTATCTTCAGGAGTAACCACAGTTGGCTCTTCAGATTTAACAAGTGAAATAAGTTTTAATAATTCAAATTCAATAAGACCGAATGTTTCATCTGTGTAAGTACCATTTTTAATAGCCTTAACTAAAGTCTTTATTCTGTCTTCTCTTTCTTCTACTGATTTAAAGCCAGTAAAAGGTGTATTTGGGTTTGCTCCAAAAGTAACTGCTGAACCTTCCCAAAGTTTAACCTCGTAGATTGCGTCAATTTCTTCGCCCATATCTGTGTTTTCTTGTGATTTTATTACTTGGTAACCAATAGAATGTTGAGTAATTACACCATCTCTATAAAGTTTTAAAGCATCTGCACCCCAAGTAGTGTCGGTCATTTTAGCTTCAAAGTATAAACCGAAGTTATCTTCTCTTAAAACCATTAACTTACCTAAAGGCTTATAAGTATCGTGTTGCCATAAATAAGCTATTTCAGGCTTTGATGAATCAGGTCCTCTTTCTGCGATTGTCTTTGTAAATGCACCTGGCATTATAACATCTCCATCTAAATCAATAGAATTGAATTGAGAGAAATAACCTGTAACTACACCTGTTGCTACATCAAGGTCTTTAATAGTAGCGTCGTAATTTTTGAAACTTATATTCTTCATAAGCGAATTATTTTATAGTGTTTAAAAAAGAGTGAGTAGTTACCTACCCACCCTAAAACCAAAACACCAAACTATGATATACAAAGATACTAACTTTTTTAGCAATTATTTATAAATGATATTATTTTGCTTATCTAACTTTGCTTTTGTAAGCATCGTGCATTTGCAATTTGCGTTATTCTCTATTCCACCTGCAGGGTCGCCTGGATGTTTCATCATTCTACCATCAGCGTTAAATTTCTTATCCAAGTCAATAGTTTTACCACTTAAAGCTATGTGCCAATCTCTTGGCATCTTTGGATGGTCGTGTAACCAGGTCTTCTCCATTTCAATAGGCAGTATTTCCGATTGCGTATATTTAGCAGCATTTGTAATCATTACTGATTCCGTTCTTGCTATTAATCTCGCTCTTGTTTTTGACATCCCTACTTCTTTGATTAATCTTTTTTCCGCACCTCTAAAGCCTTCGTTGTTATCTAATGCCCTTTGGAATGCTTCTTGTATTCTTTTAAGACTTGTATCGTTAATATCTTTAATGTGTTGTCCGCCTATGGTATTAAAGTAATCTTTTAAAGCTGCATCCATTATTGGATTTTCAAAGCCTACACCTATTGTAGCCTGTGGTGGTAAATTAGCCTTAAGCCATTTAACATAACCTCGTGATTGTTTATTCCAGGCAGTATTATAAAAAGTTTGCATAGCCGTTGAAATAGGAACTCCTGTGTAAAGCATTCCTGCAATAGAGTTAGTAAACGCAACCGATTCCGATTCATTTAAAGCATCTATAATAGGCTGAATAGATTGTTTTAAGGCTTTAGAAAACAAACGATAGCCGTAAGTCTCTAAATACTTTTGTAGGTTAGTGTCAAATTCTTCTTGTGTCATTATAACGCTTGGTCTGACATTCCTAATTCGTCCAGGTAAGTTAAGTTAGTAGGAACTAAAATCCTATCCATATCTTCTTGGTCTAATCTATCGTAATTCATAGCATCTCTTTTTTCGTTAGGAGTAACCCACCAGCTTTCTTTCATCTGTGCGACTATCTTCTCCATATCCTTTTGCATTTCGGGAAACGCTTGTGCATCGTAGTCTATGTAGTATTCTTTACCATCTCTCAAAGAATAGTACAAAGCAACCTCGTTAAACATACCTCTAATCATATTTAAGATAGGAATAATCGTATTAGTTACTAATCCTTTATAAGCCATTTCCTTGTTATTATAAGAAGCCGAATCAGTAGCCATCAAGATAGGGTCTACTCCAAAAACTCTACATAAAGTATCTCTATCCGCTCCGATTGATTTAATTATTTCTAAATCCGCTGGACTCATTCCAATTTGCTTATAATCCACAATACCGTTAGTAGCTACTATTCTCTTATAGTTGTCAGCACCAGTTAATTTAGTGTCAATCTGTTGGTTAATCTTGCTTATTTGTTCGCCATCAAGCATTGCATCCTTATCCCCACTAAACAATAAACCTGCTGCACCACCATTAATAAATGCTTTAGCCTTTGCTCTTGTGCCTTCGTTTGAACTTGAAACAGTTTCCCAAGCAGCCATTAAAGGAGACATTCCGTATAATTGATTTCCACTTACATTGTAATCAGGATTAAAGAACTTAATATGATTTACCTCGTTTACTTTAAATTCTATTTCTTGATTTCCTATTTGTAGCTTATATGCACTTATTGGTTCAAAAGTACCACTACCTATAATTTGTGTAAATTGTGATGGTAAAGGGTAAAGTTTTGTTGGTACTCCTTTGTTTCTTCCTACTTCAGGCATAAACTTATAAGAATAAGCGTTACCTGTAATCTCTAAAAAAGAAACTAAAGATTCAATATACTCTTGTTGGCTTTGCATTTCGTTTGGTCTTGCAATTAGCTTATTCAAGTCCGTTCCTTCTACTTCGGTTAATCCCTTTTTAATTAGGTTAATAGGGTTATTCTTTGTTCTATTAAAACTCTTTTTATTGTCTATCTCGTAAACATAAAAAGGAACTGAAGCAGCCTTTTTAGCAATCATATTAATAATTGCAAATACATCAGGGTTGCCTTGATAGCCATTCCTTACATATGCTCTCGGATTGTTAGGGATGTTAAAGAATATTCCGTTAAAATAAGAGAATAAAGATTGATTGTATTTGTTGCCCGCATCCGAACCTTGAGAAGGTAGTATAGCAGCTTTAATTCTTTGTATGAGATTCATAAGCAATTATTTTTACAAATTTACGATAAATTTAGATAACTTTTACATTACAACAAAGTCAAACTTCTTAAGTTCAAACCACATCCGCATCATAAGAGCATCACTTATATCGGGAGACCTGCCTAAATGTTCTTTAACTTTGTCTTTTGGTAGCACCGCAAGTTTACCATCCTTATCTGCGTTGTGTCTTTGCACCCACTCAAGTTCTTCGGTTAATTCTTTTTTGATTGTTACATCTTCGGTCATTACCCAAACGCCTGCTTGATTAATTAACTCCGCTAACTTGTAATAGCACTCGGACTTCAAGTTAATGTAGTTTCCTGTTAAGGCTTTACTATTGTTTACAAATCCTTTAAAGCCATAATCGACCACACCGCCACCGACACCATCCTCATCGCAGATAATTTGAGAGTAAGGGATTGAATGCTTTTTACTTAAATGCTTAATGAATGCTGCTACTTCGTTTGTTGCCTTGTTAGCTAACTTATGTATCTCGGTAACTCTAAATCCTGACCAAACCATAATTAAAGTATTATCCTTACCAAAACGAGCAATATCGGCTGAAATGTAACCTTTACCGCTTGGGATGTGTTCATTTGTAAACATATCAATAATCTTATCGTAACCGATTAAAGCATTATCGTTGTCATCGTATTCCCAATTACCATAAAGTAACCGTTCCCTACTTTGATTGTCCAAAGTCTTTAAAGATTCGATATAGTGTTTAGAGATAAAAGGATTGTCTACCGCTAATGCTTGAATAAATGCTTTGTTGTCATCTAATTTGTTTTCCTTGTGTGGTTTATAGAAGTTATTGTAAACCCATCCTTTAGCCGGATTGCAAGTTCCAAGTATTTTAGGGATTAGACCGTATTCATCTAATTTATATCTAATCCTTGACTTAAGAATATTCCAGGCTTTCTCTGTTACCTGGTTGCATTCGTCTACAAATATAACGCTGCACTCAAGTGACCCAAGTTCGTCGTGGTGGGGGTCTGATGGATAAGTAAACAAGTCTTTAAGTAAGATTGTCGAACCATTTTGGAATGTAATTATATTAGATTGTGCATTGTACTGGTAGTGAACACCGGACTTAAGACCTTGCATCCTGCATACATCGTAAAAAGAATTAAGAGTTGTTTCTTTTAATGTTTTTAAGACCGCTCTTCCTATTAACGCTCTTATGCCTGGATATTTTAAACAACATTTTAGAATCCAATAAACACCTAAAGCAGTCTTACCACTTCCAGCACCGCCACCATAAATAATCTCTTTAGTCTTATTATCTTCGATTAAATCAATCGCTTGTGTCTGCTTTTCCGATAGGTGCATAGGTTCTTATTTCTTCAAATACTATTTTGGCTTGTATAGGATTGTTTGCATCCCCTTCTAAAGTTGTTCTTGCAAGTTTTGGTCTTGCGTACTCAAGTAAAGTAAGATATGATTGCACAAAGTCTTTGCCCTCTAAAGAGTTAAGTTCTTGGTTAAATCGTTCTGTACCTTCTTCAATAATTATATTGACAAAGTTGTCTATTAATAGTCTTTTTTGGCTTACTGCACCTTGTGGTCTGCCATTCGGATTCCCGCTTTTGCCTTTTTCAAACATTTTGTTTCTTTTTGTTATTTACAACAAAGGTAGCTATTTTATTGCATTTCTTGAAAGTTCGTATTCCTTCCTTAAGTAGCTTATCTTTTGCGTTAAGACATCAATAAAAGAATTGGTGCTAAATCTAATGTTCTTAACCTCTGCTAACCTTGCTTCTAATTTACCTTCTATTACTCGGTAAGGCTCGGACATTATTATAGCTTGTTTCTCTTTGTTGCCTTGCGTACCTTCGCCTTCTACAAATAGTCTTGCTTCCTCTATCTTCCTGGTAGTATAAGCATCAATGTAGCCTTTATGAATTTCAGCTTCCATTTCATTTAAAAGAAACAAATACCCAGCAAGTTTTAGATTAGAGTTTATTAGGTCTTCAATTGAATTGGTCTTATTAGCTTTAATTATTTCAGCTTTGATTTTATCTATCATAAGTTTTAAATTGTCTTACAGGTGTTTCAATAGCATAATCAATAGACTTACCATTTTTAACCCTTGTGTAAACTGTATCGTAGTTCTTATTGTATTTTCTTGCTAACTGTGCAATAGATAAATATTCTCCTTTGTAGTTATACTTTTTTGTTATATCTCTATTAGATAAGTTTTCTTCTTGTGTAACAAATCTGCAATTATCAGGACAATATCCTTTTGAATTATCTATTCTATCAATTTGCAAACCATCTACATAATTGTTTAATATTGCCCAATCTCTAAAGTTCCTAAAGTCTTTCCAATCTTCAAAAAGAGTTATTCCTTTATCAAAATAGTATTTCCTTTCAAAGTATGTTTCCTTTACTCTATTACACATTGCCCTCCAGGTAGTATATAATTTAGTTCTTGTCATATTGTGAATAGGATTTAAACATCCGCAAGACTTTATTCTATTTCTTACTAAATGCAGCACTAATATGTTTTCTTTTATATTACCACATTCACATTTACAATTTGCAGTTAATACTTTTTGACCGCAAGGTAATTCTTTCTTTTGCCCATATTCAATAAATTCCAATTTATTAAAAATAGTACCTGGTTGTATATCTAATCTTTTCATACTACAAAGTTACATAATTAATATGTAATATCATAGTTATAAGTTAGCTACTTTAGCAGTATATTCATCAATTTTCTCTAAATACCAGTCTTTTGTAGGTTTAAATGTTTGATTCTTTCTTTTTTCTAATGCCTCAAATGCTTCATCTCCTAAATACTTTTGAAGTCTCAAAGTGTATTCAATATAATTACCATTTTTAGCCACATTACAACCATAGCAACCAGGATAACAGTTTTCTTCATCCCACCTCGTAGATAAATGAGTTCTACCCCAAAAGTGAGCGTTCTGCATCTTTTTATAAGGATAAATCCTATCACAAGTAAAACACTTTACATTCAAATCTTCATCAGCATATTTAAGTCTTATGTAAATAGAGAAGATAGTATCTAATTTCTTTTTAAGAACGGTTGTACTCATTTCAATAGGATTTTAGTGTAAAACATCTCGAATACTACTCCCCAAATAATAGAGAATAGGATTATATCAAAATAACCAAAGATAGGTTTGTAAGTTACAATAGCTAAAGAAATAAACAATAACATCAAGGCTTTAAATAAGTGCCACCCATCTGTTAAAAAAGAAAGCATAGTTGAAGATAGAAAGAACTTCTCGCCATTTTCTTTTTCGCCCCACTGCCATTTGTTTCTCCAAGACATATTCCAATCCCAAAATTGTCTGTTTTTAAAGTTTCCAAATATAGAAATATAATACCTCGTAGATAGAACATCCATTACCGAGTTACAAATAGCTGCTAATATTATAAAGATTATTGTCAT